CCTGGCCCTTGTTGAGAAGAAAGTAAAGTTGGTGAGAAAAAGGGTGCACCATTTGCAGACCATATGTGGCAGATTAGTCAAAACATGGAGGGGGGGGGATGAATGGGGGGGGGTTTTTTGGGGGGGGGGGGGGAGGAATCCTTGCAGGACATTTGCTCGGGTGGAGAACTGTGTGTGCCGTTGAAATCGAAGATTACCCACGCAGAGTTTTATTGCAACGGCAAGCTGATGGACTCTTACCTAGATTCCCTATCTGGGATGACATCTGCACATTCGATGGGAATCCCTGGAGAGGAAAAATTGATGTTATCTCAGGTGGATTCCCTTGCCAAGATTTGTCAGCAGCAGGAAAAGGAAAAGGACTTGATGGAGAGCGATCAGGATTATGGCGAGAAATGGCACGGGTCATTTGCGAAGTACGACCCAGATACGCATTCATTGAGAACTCCCCAATGCTCACTATTCGAGGACTCGACAGAGTATTGTGCGATCTTGCCAAGATGGGGTTCGATGCGAACTGGGGAGTGCTGGGAGCAGACCTTGTTGGAGCAAAACATAAACGAGACAGAATATGGATTGTGGCCTACTCCAACAACACCAAGCGGAGGAGGAAACTGCGGGGGTTCTGGGGCTTACAAAAATGCAATCAAAAATGGGACTCATATTCCACATTCAATCAACCCGAACCTTTACGAATGGTTGATGGGGTGGCCCATCGGGTGGACAGACTTAAAGCCGCTGGCAATGGTCAGGTGGCCTTTTGTGCAGCCACAGCATGGGAACTCTTGAAATGACCTTTATGACAATGTTTATCGTCTACGGGGAGCCAGTAGGAAAGGGAAGACCAAGGTTTGCTAAACGTGGAAACTTTGTATCTACATACACCCCACAGAAGACCAAGACTTATGAAGATGAAATCAGGATGATGGCTAGAGCTGCAATGGGTAGCTCAGAGCCACTAGATAGCCCTGTAACAGTAGCAATCTACATCAGAGTTGGAATACCAGCATCATTCTCAAAACAGAAGCGTAAAGATGCCTTGGAAGGAATACTCAAGCCAACAAAGAAGCCAGATATCGACAACATAGCCAAGTGCTTCCTAGACGGGATGAACGACATTGTTTATCTGGATGACAAACAAGTTGTAAACCTACACATTACAAAAGTCTATGCAGAAACCCCCGCAGTAGAGGTAATGGTCAAGGAAGACTTAGGGTAAGTCCCTATATAAATCTTTAAAAAAATAGATAAAGTTAAGCTTTTAAACAGGAGTTAATTATGGAAAGCACTTGGGAATTTGATACCACTGTTGGAGCAGGAAGCGTGATTGTTACAGTAGTTTATGAGTATGAATCAGACGAAGATTCAACATACAACGAGTCCATCAAAGAAGTCTGGTTTGAAGGACGTAACATCATTGGAGTTTTCTCTGATGAACAGTTCAAAGAGATGGAGTGCGAGGCTGCCATGCGGTTTCAGTATCACAAACTTAACTACAAAACAGAGGACGTATGACTGAAAAAACCTGCCCACCTTGTAATGGAAACTGCAACCAAGGACGTAATTGTCCTTCTAGAAAATGAAAACAGAACTTTTAATCGGTTGTGGATCTAACCACTCAAAAAGACTAGCAACAGATGGAACCAAAGGTTGGGATAACCTGACTACTTTGGACTACAACGCTACCCACAGACCTGATGTTGTGTGGGATTTAATGAAGCTTCCATTGCCATTTAAAGACAAAGAGTTTGACGAAATCCATGCTTACGAGGTGCTAGAGCATCTTGGACAACAGGGTGACTACAAACTATTCTTTGCTCAGTTCTCAGAGTTCTGGCGACTTCTCAAACCAAATGGTCATTTCCTTGCGACTTGTCCATCAAGAAACTCAGTCTGGGCATGGGGTGATCCAAGCCATACAAGAATCATGCAACTAGAGCAGTTGGTGTTCTTATCCCAGGAAGAGTACAGGAAACAAGTTGGCAAAACTCCGATGTCAGACTTTAGGAATATTTACCACGCTGACTTTAGAGTTGTCTTCCAAGAGGACGATGGAGAAACAATCCAGTTTGTGCTGCAAGCTATCAAGATTTGATTCTGTAGCATATAATTCAAGCCATGAAACAACGTGGCGGCTCAAGAAAAGGTGCTGGTAGGAAAAAGATCAGCGAACAAGGAAGGACTATCCGAGCAAGGGTAGCTCCTATCCATGAGCAAGCATTGACCTTGGCAGGGAATGGTAGCTTGTCAGAAGGTATCCGCAGATTGGCAGAGAAACATTGGAGATTGATTCATGGAGAGCCAGATAGACCCAAGCAAAGCAATTCAGTATTTGATAGATACCGCACCCTTGTACGCCCAAGCGAAAGCGGATCGCCTGTATCTGGAGGAGTTCCGCAAGTCAAAGAAGGCTCACCTGATGAGCCAGGCAGGGACGGAAGTGTTGGGTAAACAAGAAACCTTTGCCTATGCTCATGAAGAGTACATCCAAGTGCTTGAGGGAATAAGAGCTGCCGTAGAGAAAGAAGAGAAGTACCGCTGGCTAATGACTGCTGCCCAAGCAAGGATAGAGGTCTGGAGAACTAACCAGTATTCAGCCAGAATGGAAATCAGGGCTACTCAATGAACAACAAACTGAACGCAAAGGAAAGACTACACCTAGCAAGGGTGAAGATGCTTCCCTGTTCAGTATGTGATAAGTCAGGACCTTCAGAAGCCCACCATTACAAACAAGGTCTGCAATATACCTGTATAGCATTATGTCAAGACTGCCATACTAATTCAGTATTAGGCTGGCATGGTCAAAAGAGAATGTGGCATATCAATAAAATGGACGAGCTTGATGCTTTAAATAATACGATTAAAAGATTATTTGATGCCCCGTCTGAAAATAATAATGCTTTCTAATATCAAAAGTTTCAAAAACTTTGAACTTCCAAAAATTGGTTAAATCGGGTTTGTAAAAAGTAAATGCCACTTTTTTGTAAAACACCCATTTATTAGGGTAAACCCTTAGTTTTTTGTTAGTTAGCACTCACTTCGCAAAACTATGTAAGTTGGCACTCACTTCGCTAAACCTTAAAACAGCGCATGAGACACAATCCAATGATGCACCTAGAAGGCCATTAAAACCCGTTTTGAGCCGTTTTTTTGCTCAGTGCAGGGGTAGTATGCTTGAAACCACAATAACCGATTCTAGGCGGTTTAAACAAAAGTACATGATGTGAGCACTCACTTCGCAAACACTTTCAAAAAAACCCAGTTTTGACGCTGGGTTTTTGTGGAAATGCTCAAAGGTTATCTGCTAGCAGCCAAACCTCACTCGCATATTGAGGCAAAAACGTGCATGAGTTATCAAAAGGTTTCACCAGTAGACCTAATTCACCAGAGGGATAAAAAAAGGTTTCTACCACTTCTCCCAGTTTTGCTGGGTCACAATCATAAGCAATGATGCTGCCTATTTTCATGGTTTGACCTCTTCTAATTCGCACCAGTTTTCTATTGCCATTGTGCCAGTGCATAAAGTAGCACGTAAACAATCAAGAGCCATTTGTGCATGATACGTATTGAAATCAGGGCTTTTCAAATATGCTTCAAAGGTGGTTAAAGCACCAAAAACTGAATTTATATCATTCAAGCCTTCGTAAACCATCCATTGATTGACCATTTTTGGGTGTTGTTTGGGTGTTTTTGCTTTGGTCATTTTAAAAGTTCCTGTAAACGATGCCATTGATTGAGTCACCTACATAAGCACCTTCACCCTCAAGATGCTCAATGACTTGCTGCTTTTGATAGTCTTCGTCCATTTCAGCATCTAATTCAATCCCATATTGATCTGCAATGTTCTCAAAAGAATCTTCTGAAAAGTCACAACAAATGGCGATCACATCAAATTCAATTTCTTCACCAGTAGACTCTTCATACTCTTCTAAGTAGTCAAAAAGTATTCTTAGTGCTTGATAAGAAAAATTATCAGGGCGAATTTCGTGAAAATAGTCCCTGAATTCTGCAAAATAAACCATTGTTTTCATACTTCCACCTTTAAATTTTCTTGAATAAATGCCATTGCAGTGCAAATGTCATCCCAAATTTCGTCATGTTGTTCGTCACCCTCTGAAATAAGGTCTTCCCTATATGCTTCCAAAGCATCCCAAACAGTGTTTAATTGTTCTTTCATGTCGTGCATGGTTTTCCCCTTTATGCTGCTTTTTGCTGCACTTGCATGAAATCAGGGTTTAACCCTTGATAACTGCCAGCATCATTTCTCATTGGCATCACAACAACTAAAGCATCATTTCTTTCATTGTGAACAACACCAGAAGCATCACCCCTTTGAGCCAATGAGTAGCATTTGTCCTTTTTATCGCCATAAAACATTGCTAGAGCTTCATTTGCAGTGCATAGGTACTCTGGTTTGAAATAAGAGGGTTTAATCTCTGCAAAGGCATCACGTGAGGGAATAACACGGGAAATATCGGGAAACCTTGCATCTATTGCTTGAAAACGGGAATTCCCAAGCACGTAATACCCTTTAGGCATCGAATCAATGGTTTCCAGCATCACCACATTGGCTTTTTTATCTAAGCCTTTGATAACGTCACCAGGCACAATGATTTCAAACCCGTAGGCTTCTGGTGCTTCGATAACGTCAATGGGGCATTGACCAGCAAAAAGAATGTGACCATTTGTGCCGCAAACCATTGCGATCTCTGGGTGATTGAATGAAATGCAAATGCCTTGCAAATAATAGCGAATGTCCTTTTTTGCAGAGCAAAGCAAAGCGGCACGTAAAACTGAGGTTTTGAGAGTGATTTTCATGAGTAACACCTATTAAAAAAGAAAAGAAAAGAATTAAGGCAGCAATACATCAAAGTATTCGAGCATAAGTGCCAATGCACCAAAGAATAGAGCAATAGCACAGAGAGCTTCAAAGTAGACTGATTTCATTTGATTGACTCCAAACTGTATTGCTCACAATCAAAGCCAAACCCTAGGGCTTGAATGTGCTTGATTGTTTCCATTGTGAGAGTAGATGTGCCAGCGATCTTTGCAAAGAGCTTTGATTGCTCACAAAGAGGGTAGGCTTTAAGAGTGCCATAAACGGCCTTGAGTTGGATTTTTAGAGTAGGCATAGTCTTATCCCAAAATCCATGTATTGCGCTTTACGTCACGATAAACACTAGCAGCAAGGGTGAAAGAGATCAAGCCTAGAAACCCAGAGAAAACCAAAGCACAAGCAGCCAAAACAGGCATAGAGTAGGCATACAAGCCCAAAGCACATAGAAGCTCAAGCAATGCACCTATTGCCATGAAAACAGCAATAGGGGCGTTTGAGTAGATGCGGAAAATGCGGGAAAGTTTTGTCATATTGAAACCTATTAAGTTGACGCATTCTGATTGAATGCCATGTAATAGTAGCACCAGAGAGCCACAAAACTATAAGTACAAACCCTATATTCAACAACTTTAAACCCTTAGGTATAAACCCTTAGATGCTTTGAATTTGTAGCTACAATTAGAAAAGGAAATAAAGGGATAACCCAGCACAAGGGCTTCACTTGTCATAAGGGATAGATAAGGTAAACACATAGGGTAGACAAGGGATAGAGACAAGGTAAGGTCATTGATAAGCATAGACCTAGAAACCTATTGAGAAACCCTTTAGACCTCGATCTACTCTCACCCTTTGCGCTAGTGAGACAAACTATGCAAAAAACGCATAACCTTGTAAATGAGAATGATTCGCATCTAGATCAAACACTGTATGGATTCACAGTAGGGTTTACCCTAATAGGGTTTCTACCTAGGGGTTTACCATTAAGGGTTAGTACGTAAGGGTAGGGTTTACCCCCCCCATGTGTAAATCGGAGGGGGTGCTGCGGCAGGGGACAATGACACACATGGAAACACACATCAATCAACAGACCCCCACCCACCCCCTATCAGGAAACAAACAGTCCTTCCAAAAAATTTTTTATAGTTTAGAATTTGTAGACATTAAATCAAGGAGAAGATATGGCAGGATTTCCTATGAGGAGAGCGTTGGAGAAGAAGATAGAGACGCTAGGAGGCATTGAGTTCGTTACCGCACACATAGCTCAAGGAATGACTATTGGACGCTTGGCAGAGTTTATAGAGTGTTCTAGGCCCATGTTGTCTTTCTGGATCAACCATACGGATGAAAGAAGAGATGCGGTACTCGCTGCTAGAAAGCTAAAGGCTGAGAAACTGGCAGAAGAAGCCCTAGAGATTGCTGATGAAGCAGATGAAACAAGTAACTCTGGAGTGAATAAAGCCAGGCTACAAGTAGACACAAGGAAGTGGATGGCCTCTAAGCTAGACCCTGAGAACTATGGAGACACTGCTAAAACCCAAGTTAATATCAGTCTGGGTGATCTACACCTCCAAGCTTTGAAGCATATGGGTAAGATAGAAGAAGTTACTACTTTGGAAAACAATGGCTCATAATCCTTTTATCGAGTTCATAAAGCTTTACAGAAATGATCCTGCCCTGTTCGTTAAAGAGGTTCTTGGAGTAGAACCCGATGATTGGCAGAAAGACTTTCTTAACGCTGTCGCTACTGGTGAGCGTAAGATTAGTATTCGTTCTGGTCACGGGGTAGGTAAGTCAACCACCGCTTCTTGGGCAATGCTATGGTTCCTGTTGACCAGGTATCCAGTAAAAGTAGTGGTTACTGCACCTACTTCTGCCCAACTGTATGACGCTTTGTTTGCCGAGCTAAAGAGATGGGTCAAAGAACTACCCAAACCTATCCAAGACCTACTTGATGTCAAACAAGAGAGGATAGAACTCAAGGCTTCCGCTACCGAGGCTTTTATCTCTGCTCGAACAAGTAGGGCTGAACAACCCGAAGCTCTCCAGGGTGTCCACTCTGATAACGTCATGCTGGTAGCAGATGAGGCTTCTGGTGTCCCAGAGGCGGTATTCGAGGCCGCTGCTGGTTCTATGTCTGGACATAACGCTTTGACCATCCTATTGGGCAATCCAGTACGCTCTTCTGGCTTCTTCTTTGACACACACAACAGACTGAAAGACGAATGGTGGACTAGGCGGGTATCCTGTCTGGACTCTACTCGTGTTAGTAACGAATATGTAGACGACATGAAATCTCGTTATGGCGAGGAAAGTAATGCTTTTAGAATCCGTGTACTTGGTGAATTCCCTAGGAGTGACGATGACACGATTATCCCAATAGAACTACTTGAGTCTGCTAAACATCGAGACACAAGAGCTTACGAAGACGCTCCGATTGTTTGGGGATTGGATGTGGCTAGGTTCGGCTCTGACTCGTCAGTTCTGTGTAAGCGTCAATCCAATGTGGTTCATACACTAGAACGCTGGAGAA